TTAAAAGGAACCCTACAAAACCTTTACTAAAGTGTTACGTACCAGTTGTCACCGTAGCGGATTCAACAGGATTCTTAGATACATCCACTAGGACAACATGCGCTCGAAAACGCCATGCAGCCGAATGGCTTGATCCACCATCAATAACAAGAAGATCAATCGTATCAGCAGAAGTAAGTAGTACTGGATTAGCACCAGTAGCACCAGCCGCTGCACTTAGGAATGGCGTGATTACAGCCGTTGAGGCTCCACCATCAATAAGACAATCAACATCTCCACCAGTAAAGCCAAGATCAAAAGTGATCTGACCATTACCAGATGCTTCAAGAGTTTCGATACAACCACCGATAATCATAGTATCAGCAGGAATATCCATAAGTTGTACGATATCACCTTGAGACAAATCAGTATTATCTACCGCATCGTAAACAGGTGAAGTCATAACATAGGCTTTAGCGACACCAGAAGGGTGACCAGCAGTACCGCCGCCAGAATGCGTAGCATTAAAAGTAGCCATAATTTAGTCCTCCCTTACGTGTTCAAATCAACGACGCCCTGAAGGACGCCCTTGTAGCCACTGCCGGAACCACGAAGAACCTTACGGCCAAAGACGTGGAGACCACGTACAATGTCAGCAAAGCTATCAGGGTCACGGATGACTTCGGTTTTTGCAATGTGCGAAGCGGTGCAGACTGCACTCATATGACCAGCAAGGCAAGTAGTCTCACCACTGGTCGCAGATGGGCCAAACGTGTACGTAGCAGCCGTACCAGCAGAGCCGGTCTGGATGACGTTAGTTTGGTACAACGTGAAACCGTGAATCTTACGAGCAGTGACAGCACCGTTCATCAAAGCTGACATGTTCTCACCAGTAACACTGGCGTCCATCAACTTAGCATCGGCCTGTTTCAGAATCTCGTAGAATCCAGAGTTAGCAACGAACCAACGATTCTCCTGCGGTACATCGTTCGCATCAAGCTGTTGAGCCATACGAGCGAGATAGTTGGCACATTCATTACCTGTATCACAGGAAATAGCAGCACCAGCCGCACCAGTATCAGTGGTCGCAGTGCCTTGAACAGCACTGTCGTTGATCTCTTTTAGAATGTTATAATCAAAAGCCTTCTTCAACGAGTACGCACCCGAAGAAGTTGCTAGTGATTCCCAATTAACATGGCTCTGACGTTCTTCAATATCGTCAACCTTAAAAGCAAAGTAATTGCCCTGATCAACGGTCAAGGTAATTTCAGTGTCAGTGAGGTCTTGGGTATTGACGACAGCACCACGAGTGTATGAAGATACAGAAACCGTTGGTTCCTTAATAATCTTCACGGTGTCGCCATAGTTCTCGATTTCTCCCGAATAGTCGGTATTTGTAATTGCTTCAGCAACCGACGCCCTACGGAAGAATTTGAGAACTTTCTGGCTGAATATAGACGGGTTCCATTTACCACCTGATAAATTGTCATAACCCGCCGAAGTTCCTACAGACATGTGTCTCTCCTTTGCGGTTAAATTATTCTTCCCTCCCGTGAAGCTTTAGCGATTTCGTTTTCTAGTTTTTCGAACTCGTGTGGCTTCAACTTGGAGATTTCAGCGTTAGTCCAAATCTTTTTATCTCCACTACCGGTAGCAGGTACAGTTTTCTGCGTAAAAGAAATAGCTTCTGCTGCATCTGCTTTCTTAGATTTAGACCTTGGTTGAACATTAGAATCCATTTTGTAAAGGTCGAGTATACGAGCAGCCCATCTAGCATCAGTACGGTTTTTATAGATACCGTTTGAAATAGTCTCAGGTTGCGAATCTAGCCAATTTAAAAATTCTGAACTTTCTTTTAACTCTATAAAGTCGGGGTGTAGCACCAACAACTCTTGTTCAGCCGTTTTGTATTTAGCCTCTTCTTCTTTCTTAGTAAGAGCAGCAATCCGTTTTTCAATTTCTGCTGTTCTTTCTTCTGCTTGAAGTCGGGAAACAGTTTCAACAACTCCGTATACATCAGGATACTCTTGTTTAAATTCTTCGAGTTCTTCTGTTGTTTTAGGCATTGAAGCTAAAGAAGTGGTTTGTCCCGCTAATTTAGCTTGAGCATCAAGAAGTTCTTTCTCTTGTTGCCATTCATTTCGTTGACGATCATGGTAGCTTTTAAGATCACTATATCTTTTTTGCCAATCATGTTCCTGTTTCTTAGAAATTAGTCCTTCATGTTTCTGAGTATTTGCCTCTTCAGGAAGGTCAGAAAGATTAAGTTCTTCTATTTCTTCTTCATCAGAATCTAAGACAGTCCTTCGATATTCGTTCTGATATGGGGTAGGCTCTAATTCTTCCTTCTGTTCTGTATCAACCATTGTACCTCCTTGGGGCCAAAGCGAGAACTTTGGGTATCCGTCTTGGTGTTTGCGAACAGGGCCTTTCGGGTATCTGTTCAGTTTTTATTAAGCAACAGGTTGTATCTGTGCCAATAAATCTTCTTGCGGAGAAGGAGCAGCAGCCATTTCAACAGGCGCTTCTTCTGCTTCTCGTTGTTTCCTTACTTTTAAACCACGGTTATTCATGTTTTCTAATTTTTTCAATCCTATGTAATCTACTAAAGGATTAGGGATTGCTCCTTCTCCTTGAGAAATTCTTATAGGAATTTTTTCAGAAGCTTTAATTTCTTTTGGAAGGTCTACTCCATCTTCTATAGCAAGATCAATAGCTTCTTTAATCATTTTATTTACAGAAACAACTCCTGTTAATTTTACTGCTTCTTCATTTAAAACGTAAGAACCAACAGGAAGGTCCATATCTAGATCATCTGCAACTCCAGTTGTGCCATCAGGATCATTAATTACACCTAGAGGACCAAGACCTAGACCATCTAACTGTGTATCTGCTTGATCATCTTCTACTAGATCACCTTCTCGATATCCTTTAATCTGTCCACCATGTTTCCATGCATCTCCAACACCGACGCCGCCAGCGCCAGAGCCTACGGCTCCTGTATCTGAACCGGCGGCAGTACCGGCATCTTCGCCGCTACCTGCTGATGGCACACCATAACCAGCAGCAACATTACCAATATTGGTAGTGTCTGTCATAGCACCACCGGCACCATGACCTCCATAACCAGAAGTGACGTCACTTCCAGTAAGGCCCTCCGGTGTACCAGCAGGACCAGTATCATCTGATTGTTCTGAAACAGCACTACCACCTACAGTTCCACCAACAGGGCCTGTAGTTTGTGCGCCCGATGCAGGTGCGCCAGCAAATACAGAACTTGTACCTTTACCATATTCTGCTTCTGCTGCTTCTATGTCTACTAATCCTTGTTCAGTTTCAGTATGATCTTCCATAGCTGCTATTGATATAGTAAGAGGAGCTACATTGGGAGTTGCTGGTTGTCCTGTTATAAGAGAGTATCCAATTTTACCAATGGCAGCAAGTAAACCTACATTACTCATGGCATATCCTGCCTCAATAGCAGCAGCCACTAATCCTGCTCCTGTATTTGTTCCTGCATCTACACCTGCATCATCATCACCGGGACCATCATAAGGGAAAATTATATTGCCCAGAGCGTCCAGATGTGTGGGCGCTAGACCTGTTACCCCACCATCTTGAAATCCTTGTCTTGGAACATCCTCACTAAGATTTAAAGAAGCTGTTTCAAGAGTATCAAAAGCAGGAGGCCCCTGTACATAAGCATATCCTTGCAGATACTCTGATATCGCTTCACCAAATAAATAGCGTAGTTCAGCTTCTTCTTGTTCTGTATCAGAAAGGTTATTTAGCATTTGCTTGTTTATCCATATTATGGCTGTCCAACGAACTCTTGATTTGGTCCTTCAGGTGGAGGAGTTGATCCAGTAAAATTGCTTTCCCCTGCAACTGGCGTATTTCCGATTCCAATGTTGCCACCACCAACGCCCGATGGGTCCATTGGATTTGCTCCTGAAGGTACGCCTGGACCGGCTCCCATGTCAGGGAGTTGTTGACTATTGGGAGAAGCTTCTGGGCCGTTTCCTGCTGCATTAGATAAACCTCTTAAAATATCTGCAAAGACTGCTGCTTCATTAGGATCATTAACCAATTCATCTGGATCAATATCCTGAGAAATTGCAAGTTCTTTCATTAAGTTGGGTATTTTAATAAACGGAGCTAACATGGGATTAGCTACTGTTTGTAGTAGAGTTGTCAACCGTTGTGTACGTACTTCCTTCTGTATGATGGAAGAAGTTCCTTTTGGTTTAATTTCCAAATCTCCAACGATCTCAGCACTATCATCATTAAACTGCATGTTCCATTGAAAGAATGATTCTCCTAGAGGTTTTAATAGGAAATCATCTATATTCTTTATAACAGTTTTAATGGATAACCCTGCTGAATTTAGTATCATGGATAGACCAGAGGCGGTTCGACCTGTTCCCGTTACACCTGTTTGTCCATGTACTACAGAAGGGATACCTGTTTGTTCATCTGATAGCCGTCGAGCAGTATCAAACATCTGTAGGTTTTCATTCGCAGTACTGGGAAACTTAACACCGTTAACTGCTGTACCTGATTGTCCAGATTGCCGCCTGAAGATTTTACCAGGATAGATATCCATTGACTGACCTGGAACTAATTGAGTTTCATCAATATCAAAAACCATATTGCCAGCAAGGGCTAGGTTATCAATAGCCATTCTCATATGTCCATTCATCAGTAATTGTGAATCTTCCATATTCTCTGCAACACCAATACCAAAGAGTTGGTATGGATTCAGTTCATAGGGAAAAGCAAAGTATGGGATACGAGTAGGAACGAAAGGATTGAGAACTAATCTAATAACTGCATTACCAACTATCCAGGCATTCACCTGTACGGAATCTAGTTCGCTAACAGAATTGGGTACGTCTAAACCAAATTGCCTAGCCGATTCTGCATCTAACATCCCCCAGTATTCTAGTATCTCATACCTTTTATTAGAGAGGAGATAGTCATCTCCTTCAGAATGAATTTCAGCTTCAAAGTGTTTTGCTTCGTATGTAGGAGATTCAGAGAGAACATCCTCAATAACTTCTTTATCGAAGTATGGACGATGAATTAGATTTCGTAGTTGTTCTCTATTATATCTGTGTCGTTGTATTACATATTCAGCATCGTTTAGTGAAACAGCCGCTGGATCGGGGTAGAAATCCCAACAAGACACTGCTTCAATTTTTGGTATAACTTTTTCATAAGGCTCATAAGTTTTTTGATCATTTTCTACTTTCCAGTTGTGTATTGTTTTATTAAAGTTAAAGGGGCCTTTGATAATTCCTGTTCCTAGTAAGGAGCATTCAAAGATAGCATGACGAAGAACAGTCATTGCATTCGTATTCATTAATTGATCGTGAATTTCTTTTTCTAAATTACGAGCGATCTCTTGTGCAGGAGAAATCTGTGCAGTGTCGAAAATAGATTTCCCTTCAACTAGAGTAGAGCCAAGATACTTTTCCTTTAGACTAGCAAGAAACTCATCCATATCTTCTCCATTGTAACCTAGATCACGTAATGAAGTATTTCCTATGGCTTGAGAAAGCTGCTGTTCTTCAGGCGAAGGTATATGTGCAAACTCTGCAACACCTTCTGGTACTGGGGAACTGGAAACAGTAATTGGAAACTTATTGTTAGAGAAGAGGATATCTATAATCTGACCAAAAGCTGCAAGTACTTTAACTTTTGTAATCTTAATAAATACTTTAGATTTCTCTGAAGAAGAATAAGCAGTAGAACTATCAGAAATACCCCGATAGTTTTTATATGCTTTTAGCCAACGCATCTCATCGTTATATCGGCCTTCTTCTGCCTCAATAAATTTCTGCTGGATAGCCCCTGATAGACCAGGGACTTCTTCAGCATCAAGTTCAATCGTTACTGCTTCTTGATCGTCAAGAGACATTTTAATTAGTACCTATCAAGTCTATTCTACTTTCCAGAAGTATTATATATGGAGAAATCATCAGCCATCTTAAAGATAGCGGACTGATCATTCTTCATTTTCATCTTACTGGTTTGGATGGACTGACTAAACTTAACATCAGTAGAACCTAGCAGATCACCTTCTTTACTTTCACGGTAGAGACTACCTGCATTAACATCACTCATGTCGCCTTGCTTAACCGTGCCTTCAAATTCGGCCTTACCGGGATAACGATAATTAGTTGGCATAATATTTCTCCTTATGCTCTGGTTGGTTTACGAACAGAAGCAACTTTACCACCTCTGTTCATTGCGTATTTCTTAGCGGTGGGTCGTTTAGCAGTAACCTTCCCGCCTTTCTTTTTACCTTCTCCACCTCCGTAACCAGATATGTCTTCTCCAGTAGACGATGATACATCCTGGCCAAACTTTGCTGGGTCATCATAAGTTACAGTAATATCATCAATACCTAGAACATCACTAAAGAAACCTTTGATAGCTCTCTTACCTGCTGCTGTACCAAATCTTCCAGGGGTGTCTTCAAAAACTTCATTAACTGCTCGGTTAGCTACTCTTTGTGTGACAGCCTTGTCTGCACTACTTATATTTACCTTAGTCCCAGGAGCGTCTTTACTTCCGAAATCACGATAACCAACTTGATAATCTTTTGGGCTTTTAAATTTAGCACGTCCTTCTTTAGAACGAAGCTGACTTCTTCGTTCAGTTGCTTGTTTATCTCTTTTAAGTTTTGCTAACTTAACATCCTTTGCTATCGACGCAGTATCTTCTTTAGCTTTTTTTGCCTTAATAGCAGCAGCATACTGTGCAGAATCAGGGTCTGCTCTACTTGCTGTTGGACCTTTTTTTCTTGGGTCTGCTTTTAACTCTTTAACTAATCTTGCCTGTGTTTCTTTCCAAGTTTCTTTTCTTCCTGGTTTGCCCACACCTTGGAGATCATCAGCTTCTGTAACTTTTTTTGTAGTTACCTTTCCTCTTGGACCAGTCTGAACAGCAGGTTCGGGTACATTACCTTGAGGAGGATCAAGCTTTTGCGCTTTCAGTGCCTCTCTCCTTGCCGCTGCTGCATCTGATTTTGCAAGAGTACCTTGTTTCCTTAGTCTACTAACTTCAGCAGCACCTAATTTTTTCTCCATTTCTTTCATCTCGTTAAAGAGAAAAATACGTCTTTCAACTTGTGCCTTGGTAGGTTTTGAAACACTATCAAGTTTTGTATATTCTGCTGAATATTTTAAGTAGCGGTCTGAAACTGTTACCATCTTTGCCATTATCTTCTCCTAGTATCCGAATACAGAGTCCTGTACCTGATGTTGTTGGTCTGCTCCCCTGAAGTATGAAGGAACGAATGATCTGTTGCTTTGCTGTGTCATAAACATATATCGAAGAGCATCGTATGCATGATCTTCAGCTTTGGTATTTACATCTTCACTATTTGTTTTACTCAAGGGTAGTGTGGGTAGGGTACGGATTAGGTTCGTACAGGTGTTAAAGATACGGAGCCGTGGCTGAAAGTTCTTATCAAGTTGTAGTCTCTTATGAACTTCTTGCTTACCTTGCATCCTATCGGAATTAGATGGAATCCATCTCAGTCCCTTCTCAATCATCGTTAGGGCAATACTCTTCCCCACTCCTGTCCTGTTCCAACAAGACTTATCCAGAACGGAGAGATACATGGTAGGGTCATCTGACTCCATCGTGAGAATGAGATCAGCTAAATTTTCTGCTGTTTGTTTGGTCTGATATAACTCACGATAAATCCAGATGCACCCGTCCCAATCTACAGCACCCCATAGTACACAAGAGGGGCTGCTGAAACCGTAGTCGCATCCACGTATTCTAATCCAATTATAGGGAAGATCAACAGGTTCTATAACGTGTTCTTTCTGTGAGAACTCACTGAACGCTGCACCTTCCGCTACATTCCAATCCCCTTCCAGAAGTCTCTTACGTTGGACTTCTGGCAAGGACATAAGCATTGCTTCGTATGTTCCATCCTGCATTAAGTAAGGGTTATCTGTTAAGCGGGCAGGGATGAACTTTCTAGCAAAGAGTGGAACTCCTTCTTTTGCATGTCCCCTCCCATATACCAGCGTATTACCAGTATCAATGTCC